TCAGCGGCCTTGCGAGCTATCTCGTCATTGTCAGCCTGGACCTGGGCCTCAGCGTGGGCCTTCTCAGCTGCTATCTGTTCAGCCGACTTCTGTACTTCGACTTTTGCCTTTGGTTTTGCCATCATTTGCCTTTCAATTTGGGATTATCAGCTTTTTCCGTTTTATTATACTGCGTTTCCGGGCCTTCTTTTTGTGGTAGGCCAGGGTCTTCATTATGTACGCCTTGGTCTTCGGGTTCCATTCGATTACCGGAGTGTCCTTTTTCGGGAATTTCTCCAAAAGCTCTATCGGTATCTGCTGCATCCCGCCCAGTTTATGCAGCATCAAAGCGCAAAAGGCAGCTACGTAATAGTCTTTGAACTCCGGCACTTCTATTGGTTTTTCTTCGTTAGCCTTCATGCAGCTTCTCCACAAATCAACGCCCATTTACCCGTAACACCCCTTAACACCCAACAATTATTTTTAACATCAAAACCCTCATCGCTCAATACCTTTTCTATCGCAAGACCTCTTAACTGGCGTAAAGGATTGTTCTTTCCGGTTTTTGGAGGTATCTCTAATAGCAATAGGGGATTACTAAATAAATGTTCATAGTGTTTCAATGTCATGAGGTCATGCCCGTACATCTTTTTAAGTATAATTTCCGCCGCCTTCTCTATTTGAAATACTGATATTTTCTTAATCATTTTCATTTATCACAAAACCTCAATTTACAATGTTCGCCCGTACAGGTATCCAGTTTCTTTTTGTTCGCGTTCGGGCACGTCTTACAAATGCCCATAGCGTTCTGATAGTTCTTGGCATATCGGTTCCTATCTGTGTCCCGGCCTTCCATTTTCATCTTATAGGCGTCGGTAAAACCGTTTTCGATCTTGCTCTTGTCAATTACCCTGTGCTGCATGTGCTTCGGCTTGACGTATGGAAAGGTTAGTGCCATTATGCCGCTCCTATTTGTCGTAGACCGATGTGCCACCGTCAATCGCCTGGATCACCTTGCCCAAACGCATACGAGCATCTTCCAAGTGACGGTACGCTAACTTCATGTTAGCCCGAGCTTCGTCTATAGAAGCCGGATCAGCCTCAATCACTTGGTCGAACATGGCCGCCGTCCGTTTCTTAACATCTTCGATGTAAAGCCGAATCTGGTGACATATTTTTTTTGCTTCTTCTTCGCTCATAACTCACTTCCCTTCTTTCAATTATTTCCCTTTACTTCTCGTAGTTTTACAGCCACCCCTACCTCGATTCGCCCTTACTCCCTTGCCACTTCCATCTCTTTTAGGAACATTTTTTTTAGCCATCTTTTAACTCCTTTTTCATGCCGCCCCTACTGTCTGGGCCATCTGCTGCATCTGCCTTTCGCCGTCTGCTATGATCTCGTCCTTGTTATCAACGTCCGTAGCCGCTATGAGCAGGCTGCGGCCTATAGGCAGTTGCTGGTTTTCGGCCAGGGCCTTATTGAGTTCGAATAGCTCCGCCGCCTTTGCTATCCGGTGGGTCGGGGCCATCGGACTCATAGTCACTTTCGTATTGTACTTGCCCTTCTTTAAGTTCTTAAGCTCTTCCAATAGCATTTGTTCGGCCACCGGCCTTGCCGCCTGGTCGATGTACTGCTGCATGCGGTTCATTTCCTCCGCTTCCTGCTGTACGCCCAGCATTACAGACTTTTGGACTTCGGTATCGAACTGGCCTAAAAGGTCCATATCGGGTCCGGGTGACTGCTCGGGCATTTCATAACCGTTCTCCGACAACTGCTGAATTACCATCTGCCGAGCCTGGTCCATTAACGCAGAGTCTATAAGCTCCTCCTCGTCTACAATCGCCCTTACCTCGTCCTCGGAGTAAATGCCGTTGTTCCTGATAATCTCTATGAGTAAATTACCTTCAATGGCCAGGGTATAGTCGTGGTTCATATCTATTGACGCATGGCCTGTTTTCGCCGCTTCCTGCTTCAATGCAATCGCCGAGGCCACCCGGTCCTTATCGGTGCTCGGCTCCTCTGTCCGCACGTTGGTTACTCGCTTCAAGTTTTCTATGCTCTGTTCTGTGAATATCGCCAGGCCGTCCGGGAAAGGGTTGGGCTTAACCTTCTCAAGTTCGCCGCCCGTCTTGCTCTTATCGAGTATTACACCGTCCTCGCCGCCGTGGGCCTTGAGGAACCGCTTGTAAACATCGCCTATTTTCTTACCTATCCAGCCGGTATTGGCAAGTTTCTTTAACAGGTTACATACCATCGAATGGCCCCAGTTGATGGCCTCCTGCAGGCCTATCATGTCCTCTGCCATACCTGACTTGTAGCCGTTTGCGAAATAAGCGTAAAACGGGACCAGTGGGAACATCGTTACACCGTTCAACTCGTCTACGATGTCCTCTAAGAAAACGTCTCCTACCCTTATCGTATGGTGCATCACGGGCCTGACTATCTCTTCGAATGAAAATCGCCCGGAACCCTTCTCGACCGCTTTCTTGATCTTTGCTATCTCCGCATCTTTAGTTATCAACCTCGAATCAATCTCGGACCTCTCCTCATCGTAGACTAAAATACATCTTTTAGGCTCAAGCCACCATGTATGATTTACCTTATAGCGGTATTTCTCCAAAGACGTTACATCTTCCCGCTCAAGGCCGCTCAGAGTAGTGCCCTTCTGGGAATCAACGCCTACTACCCAATCTATAATCGCGGAGACTGCGCCCAATACCATCCCCGTTGTCCTGCCGCTGCCGAGAGCTCTTAACTCCGTCTTCTTCTTGGGGTATTGCTCCTCAATTTCCTCTTTGATTACCCACGGCTCCCATATAACGTACTGGCAGCCTATGCGCCTCGTGTTAGGATCGTAAACGGTACAGTTAGGGTCAAAGCATACCTCGAACTCGTTTAGCTTCTCTATTCGCAGATTACCGTTACGAGGGTCTTCGGACTTGTCAACGAAATAGCCCATAACGCCAACGCCCGTAGTTATCCCGGAGTCATACCTCAATGAACTCTCGAACCTTACCTGCTCCGAGTCCCTTGCGTGTTTGGCCAGGGCGGTCAGGACATTAGCAACGGTAGCAGATCCATTCTGTGTGTTGCGGACCTTCACGTCTTTGGGACTCTGTATCTCGTTGCCTACTACCTGTTTTATGGTAGGTTTCACTAACGGAATTGTCAGACAGAACTTTCCCTTCCTCTCGTTCTCGGCTTTCACGGCCGGGTCCCACTGCTTGCCGTTCCTGAAATCGTCGGCCTTGCCCATCCGGTCGTACAGGTTTGCACTCCCGGTTATACCATCTGCCCGGAACTGCTTGACCTTGAACATTATCCCGTCTTCATCGAGTATTTTATCGTCTTCATCCATTCGGGTCTTCCAGTTTATCTTCGTCAACTCCGGCTATTTCTCGGTATAAATCCAATTTAATAATTTCCAATACGCCAATACATTCGGCATTTGTAATATCTTCAGCCTCTTTGTGAACCTCGATAATATTTGTTATTCTATCTTGCAATGCTTGTGTGCCTACTTCTCCCATCTTTAAGCCTTTTCATTCTTGCCGCGTAATGTTCTTCTGGCATAATTTATCCTTCATCTAATTGATATTTGAACGTAGTCCGGCGTATCGGATGTGTCGAAATCTATTGCAAGTGAATGATCTGTTTCAATCGCTGCGTGTGTGATCGTACCGTCATTAGGGTCTTCCAATTTATCTTCGACATACGCATCGGCCATCGGCTTGATAAAATGCTTAAAGAACTCTGCGGCTACTTCATCGCAATTCTCCATCCCTGTTATTTTCAACTTGTCGCCTTGGAAACCAAATAAAACCTCCCCGCCTCCTTCTAAGAAAAATATAATATCGTAGGCATGAGTAAAGTCATTTGCATCCCAATACACATAAACATCATTGGCATCGTTATGCCCCAGCTTGATATCGATACATTCATCTGTAAAGATTATGTCACCAGGCTTTTCCCCAGCCCTGTTTTTCCAGGCCTCGTACATTCTCTTATTTCCCTCCTTTGGACAGCCGGTGCCGTACAGTAAAAATAAGTCACCGTGTCTGCTATTCCATCGAGGCGGCACATACTGGCTTTTTAAGGACGCCCAATCTTCTCCCAACGCCCAAGTTAAATATTCATTCCTCTCTCCTTCACCCACGACCTCCATTGTATTAAACCACTTGTACGGATCATTTCTCGATGGATACGGAAATGTTAGGGCTGTTAGTAAAGCTGATATAGCCAAGATTGATATTAAACAAACCGTAGTTTTCAATAACCGTTTACCCGTCATTTCTTATCCCTACATCGCCATTGCCGACCTTTGAACTTCTCTGCTCTGCCGGTACGCACGCTCACTTATAATCTCCGGCTCTACGTACTGCAAGCCCCATATTCCATAAATCCACGCCAAGCCCTTGTCGGGGCTACAGCCCAATATCACCTTTACATCGTCATTGCTCATCATCAACATCCGGCCCGACGAGTTTACTTTGTACCTCGATAAGGCCACTAACTGCCGCCGTGTTTCCAGGTCCTTAACAGGCTCAACAAGGCACTTTCGCACTTGTGTCGCTGCATAATAGACTGCCTGGGCCTTCAGGTTGGCGAACATATCAGAATCTTCAACCCTAGCCGATGAATTGAAATACTGAACGTCATACTCCATCGCGTCAACCTCCAGCCCATCAGCAACACCCTTACCATTACCTATGCAATCGACAATAAAGTTTTTTGTCTCTATCTGTTTGGCCAGCAGCTTCGCTTCGTAAACCACCTCGCTCGTTAATTTGTGGTGTACTATTCTCTCGTCCTCCACCCTGTTATTTATAAAAGCCTTCATGCAGCACATATCGCCACCAAAAGCAGGATCAATAGCAACTATTTTACGGTCTTCTGTTTTGACCGCGTTCATTGACTCCCAGTTCCGGGCTTTCAATTTCTCCAATAGAATTGAGGTTATTAACGTCCTTTCCTCATCTGTTACGCGCCGACACAGCATTTCCTGATCGTACTCAGCTTGAGTCAATGTCCCATCCTCTATCTCTTGTAACATTTTATCAAGTTCAATACGTTCTATTATCCCCGACTCATCTGCACTTAAACGGCTTACCCACCAGCCCTCTTTGAATTTCTTAGCCTTGCCGCGTATAGGCAATTCGGCCTCACTTTCAACACAAGCTGCGATATCGAACATTTGCGTAGCGTGGTTCGGCCCTTTTGGTGTGTAAAGGAATATTGCCCACCGCCTCTTATGGCCAGGCTTTGCCGGCCCAGCTATAATCGGCCTGAATATCTGTGTCCATGTTTCTTTCTTGTGTAAGGCCCATTCGTCAAGTACAGCGCCGTCAGCGTCAATCCCCCGCAAAGAGTCAGGCTTGTCGCTTCCACCTATCTTGAGCATAGAGCCGTTTGCGAACTTGATGAGTAGTTTCTGTTCGTTTGGCTTCCAGCCCATTTCGGCTTTGTCCGGCAGGGCGTCCCATAGCATCGTAGGATCATCCCAAACAACCTCCCTCGCCCATACCTGAGTGGGAGCTATGTAAACGTATTTACTCTTTGGATACCTGCAGCACTCTCGTATCAGCAGATTTATCGCCAGGGTAGTTTTATGGGCCCTCCTGTGCCACTCCAACATAAAGAATCTTCGCATGGTGTCCGGGTCATCAAAGCCGCCCAGAAACTGCTTTTCGTGCCAGCCCAACCTATCTAAAAATAGTCTATTCGGTATCATCGATGCCCTTAAAATCAACTATCTGTACTGGAATAGGCTTGCCATCTTTGCCACCGACTTCTACTTCCTGCTTGTCTTTCATGTCCGCTATGTTTTTCGCTGTGAATATTGCAAAGTGGCTATTGAATAACCCTAAAAGGCCGCAATGTATTAAGTGCTGTTTCTGTAATTCCTTCGCGTGCGCGTATGCTACAGAAAACTCTGGATGTACTTTACACCATTCATGTAGGGTCTCATGGCTTACTCCTATGTGATGTGCAAAGTTGGATAAGAATACCAATTTATTAGCTATCAATTCACCCTCCGTTTTTTTGGTGGGTTCCACAGTGAAATACTTTATGATTTGAGTGCAGAAAGATTTACGGTATTTTGTTGGCCGTCCGGGCTTTTTAGCTTTCTTCTTTTTAGGCTTCTTCCGAGATTTTGTAGGCCGACCGCCTGCGTTTGGTTTCTTATCTTTAGGCTTCTTGCGAGGTTTGGCCTTGCTCATACCCTTAGAATACGTCTTTTTTAGGAGTGAAACTTGAACGGGGAACACATAAACGCGGTTATTCGGTGTCTAAAAGCCCTTTTTCTATATTCTCTATGTATGCTTTTTGCTTCTTTTCATGTTCGCGTAAAAAGCGGGTTAGTAACTTTGCGAACCACTGGCGCTGGCTGTAAGGCATTCCACGGCCCAGTGAGTGGATAAGGTTTTTGAAGGAGAACAATTTCATCGTAATCGTGATTTGGTTCGGATCGCCAATAACCGGATTGTGGATGTCAAGCCTCAAAAGCTCCTCCAAAAGGTCATTGTGGACCACCTTCAAATTGTTTATTGTTATTTGTAGCTGGTTGGCGCCGTTGCGAAAACCGAGAGAGTAAATGTCCTTCTCTCTTTCAGTGAATTCTTTGGTTTTTCTGATTGCCATCCGTGACTCCTTCAACTAATGTTATGCTTTTGTCCCACCATATATGTTTACTTGCCATCGGTCTCCTTTGCTTGCAGGGCTTGTCCTAATCCATTCTGCCTTGCTATCTTAATTGCCATTTTTACATAAACCACAATCTCCTCTACGCAACAGGGCCTTTCTGAGTCCTTGCCGCCCGAATAAGCTACCCAGTAGCCTTCTGGCGGCTCAAAGGTTACAAGCCGTTCTATTGCTATGTCTTCAAGTTTTCCAAAAAGAGTTCTCATGTTATTGCTCCCTAAGGGCTTTTTCTCCATCAAATCAATCTGCCGGGATTACGTTTAATTTTTTAGGGACATAATGAAAAGGAGGTTTTTTCATCGCCGCCACGAACATAGCAATCGGTTTGTCGGCCCGCCAGCATTGACGTGCGGTATTGAGTGCCAATTCGAACAATTTATGCGGACTCCTGGCAAGGATGCGCTGTTGTAGTTGAGAAAAAATATCATTGATCGTTGTCATGTCTGAGTTGTTGCGCACGCTAATGATTTGGCTAAACTCAAGAACTGCTGCTTTGCAATCCCTCCCAATAGAAAATATTTCATCCCTGGACAACTCCTCCCCTTCTTCTTCCCCCCGCCCCCGCCCAGGCTGAGAAACCGAATCCGAAACCGTGCCCGAACCCGAATCCGAAAGTCTTTGCGAATCCGAAACCGTGCCCGAACCCGTAACCGTAACCGAAGCCTGGGCGGGGGCGGGGGGAAGACCTGATTTTTCCCTAACCCCCTCCTTCGATTCGATTCGTTTCGAATCGCTTAACTTTATTACTTCGGTTTCGGTTTCGATTAAAGGAGATCCTTTTTTTTCCTGATTATTCCCACTCTCCCCCGATTTGGGAACGCCTGTTAAGTCGCTGCCGGCAAAAGACTTATCAAGGGCCTCTGGAAAGTCCATAATTTCGACCCATTTCACCTCTCGATCCAGTAGAATTTCAAATATCCGACCGACTTTAATCTCCGATAAGCATAAAAGCTCCGCAACCTGGCCCGGATTCATGGGCCGCTGCCTGTCATCCAGGACCCATCCCCGGTATTCCCGGTCCTGGTTCCCGGCCAGTCCCACAAGCATCTTGTAAAGTCCATCACAGGCCGCCGCCATATCGCCGGCCCGCTTGACCATTCTCCGGTAATCAGCCGTCAAAATGTGTCCGTGTACGGCGAACCTTACATAGATCAATGGCCTCAATCTCAGGGCCGACTGCCTGGTCTTTACCGTGGCTAATTTGCCGTTCTTTAACATCTCATACTTCCACCAGTTTACTATCCTGTATGCCTGCATATTAAAATAAACTCCCCTGTCCTTTTAATTGCTCTTTCACCGGCACACCCGTATCAACAGCCTTGAGCCTCATCCGGGCTATCTCACAGTACTTCTCGCTTATGTCTATGCCGATGTATCGGCGGCCAAGTTCTGCTGCAGCATATAATGTCCCACCACTTCCACAATAAGGGTCAAACACAACCTCACCGACATCAGAGCACCAAGCAATAATATCTCTGATAATTTCAAGGGGTTTTTGAGCAGGATGCCCCGTATCACAATCTTCCGGCTTGTTTTTGATGTAGCAATCGTGTTTCACTTGCCCTTTCAAATCTGGAGCAAAAGGTTTATCGTAACCGTTGATAAAAATACATAGAGGGTCAGTGCATTGCATCCAACCTATCCATCGATGAGCATTTCCCCAACGCCTATAAAGATATAATTGCTTTCTGTAAGTTAGAATCGTTCCTTTTGTTGCTTCAAATAGAAATGGCAAAATCCTATTGTCATAAAAAGTTACGAAAAATCTGTCAGGTTTCAGAACTCTACTCGTTTCGGGAAATGTTCGTAAAATACTGGCAACATTCGATAAATTGTCAGCATCAACACCGCCACCATATTTCTGGCTAACTTTATAGGGCGGGTCAGTCAGCACCAAGTCCACACAGTTATCCGGCCAGTCTTTCATAACCTCTAAGCAGTCGCCGCATATAATCTGGTTTGTCGGTAGTTCTTCGTTCATTATTTGAATAATGCCCCCTGCCCTTTTAGCTGCTCTTT